GGCTTGCCGTTTGTATCGGCTGCATAGAGGACGATCTTGACCGTGGAACCGGCGTTAGAGTTGGTGCAGTTGACGCTGAGCCGGTCGATGGTCATATCGCCGCGCGGGATGAACGGGTAGATGTCCATCCGGTCTGCCGCCCCGATCAGGGTGCCCAACGCACCGCTCGATCCGCCCATGGTCATTGGCACATAATGGCCGGTACCGGGGGCTTGATGCGGGTTTGGCCCGGCATCGAGGATCCGCGTCAGCCCGTTCATCTGCATCCGCAACTGGTCTGTGGTCGAATTGTACCATGCATCCCCGTCGGCGGGGGAACCCGGATCGGAAGCCAGTGATGGCAACGGGGCGGAATAAACGCCCGTGCCGCTAAGGAAATCAGTCGCGACCCCGGACCTCACCGGGCCAAGCCCTTTCAGCGCGGCCGTAGCCTCGTCGAGAATGGCCGTCGCTTGCGCTGCTGTCAGTGCTTCTTGAACTCCCGTGCCAGCCGTGGTCCGACCAAGAATTCTAGCAGTCGCCACATTGGCTTGATTGGCCAGTGTGACTGATGCTGCTGGCAGAGTCAGTGCACCAACAACAGTCAGGCCGTTGGCGACGCTCATCAAACCAGTGGCACGAGCAACAGAAAAAGCGTCAAAGAATGATGTTCCATCAGGACTGACCTTGACAGTCAAATCGTCCGACCCAGCCAAGCCAACAATCGCCCTTGTGCTGAACCCGGTCTTGAAACTCATAGTAGCATCGTTCCCAGATGCGTTCTTGTTGAACGTCATGTCAATGTTCGTGCCAGCATTATTGAACAGAACGTTTGGAGTATTCACAGACAGTCGATTTGTTGCATCCGCCGTTGCACCACCGATCCCAGTCCTCAAAACAGACAGGTTTGCAGCGTCCATTGCGATCGCTGAAACCGTTGATGCAAAGGTCACAGTCGGTGAGTTTACAACCAACGTTCCAAGAGCGCCAGCGATGGCAGAGCCAATGTTAACTCCTGTCGTCGATCCAGAAAGTCCTGCAGTCCCAAGGTTTACGGTTTTAGTGAGACCAGTCGTAATTGCCCCACTTCCTACGTTGGCAGTAGAAGCCACGACTGCAGTTCCCAGTGATGCAGTCGCGGCAGAGACGTCAAACGTTCCGCTGAACGTAGTTATTCCAGTGAAAGTTTGAGTCCCGGCAAGAATTGCAAGAGTTGAACTCGAGTTTGGCAAAGTGTATGTGTAAGTTGTCGATGTTGGGAAACCAGACAGCTGGAATACCGCTTTCTTTGTGCCGTCCAAGTTGTCGACCAATTCAAAAGCGTTATCAACAAAACTCGATCCACCACCGGGACCACCGACCAAAGAAGCGAGTGTGACCCAAGAAGCACCATCGAAACTGACATATTCGTTCGCGCCTTGATCGTAGACGTTCCATCCTTCAGAAGGAGTGAAAATGACCCAATTTGTGCCGATGTAGACAGCGATTCTGTTGGCCAGTCCTGTCCATGCACCAGTCGGTGCAGAACCGATGATGTATCGATCTCCTTCCGTTGGGCTCACAGGTGGAGTAGATGTCGTTCGGTTGAAAACTGTCGGATTGACGAGAGCATCCAGATAGCTGATCGCAGAATTGAACGTCAGATACTTCTGCGTTTGAGCAGAATCCATAAGCGGGAGATTGTTGATTGTCGTTGCCATTAGAAGGGACTCTGTTTTGTCACTGGTCTTCCCCTGCCGATATTGGTAGACATCTGATGAATTCGCGCTTTGAAGTTCGCTGGCGCTCCAACATAACTGTAAGATGCAACGGTTGTCGTCACGGTAGTTATTAGCACATCAAGGCTCGTAAGTAAATCGATTTCATACCGCTCATCGTCCTCGTTCAAAGGCACGATTGCAGCATCAAATCCTTCACCATTAAATCTGGTTTGCCGTCTCCAAGTAATGAGAACATCGGCAGCAGCAGTCTTGAAAAACTGAACATCAGCCACTGGATAAGGAAGTTCTCCAACAGCTTTACCAGTGTGAGTTTGAGTTCTAAAGAAGGGACTTGCCGTCCCGTAAACGTTCGGACCATATCTCCAAGTGATGGCATCAAGTTTTCTTTCGGCCGCTATAGAAAGAACATTCGTTCCAGCAGGATTCAAAATCACAAACGGTGAGCCAATCGGAATGACTTCCATGATAGGCCAAGTCCCGAGTTGACCACGAAACAGTCTAGTAAGATCATATCTTGCTCCACTAACGAAAGAAGAATTCACAAACTTCAGTATTTCCCAGTTTCCACTAGGAGTCAATATGGCGATTGCGTTTGCCCCGTTGCGAACATTCTCTTCGGTTTCGCTGAGAATCTGGAAACTCGTAGACCGAAGATCGATTGATAGAACATTCCCCTCATCGATGATCTCGTGCGGTCCAATCTGCAGAGCGGCGGACAGAATTCCCATTTGGGATGGAACCAATATACTATTATTGAAACTCAAGTCAGCACCATTGTTCGTCACTTCATAGATATCTACCGAGCGAGGAAACGGAGTTTGGAAAGCCGCCACTCTTGGAGCCCAAGGACGAGGCTCGTCACCAGTCACCAAGGGGAGATCCATGAAATACAGATTCGTGCTGCCGATTGTTGAGAGAATGCTCGTCGTGTTGCTCCCATAGTTGCTGGAGACTGCATCGTAGATTGAGACGTCCATGCCGTTTCCATCAATCTCAAGATAGTCCCCTTTGGAGATTCCGGAGAAGCGAAACTTCTTGAGACGATTTCCGATAGTTATTGAGAATCCATCACCAGGATCATATTTGATGCGATCGTTGCTCAAGGCCAACTCGATGCTTTCACGAGCAGCCCATGCCTGTTGAATCATGATCTCAGCGAGCATCTTCGCTGAACCAGTTTCAAACACCAAAGGATATCTCATGTCGACAGAAGTCTTGCTTGTCGTTGTCTGGCGACTTCCAGTGGCAGTCGCTACTTGATAATCATCAGCAGGGTTGATGAACGACACAGACGAGTTCTGTGGCATCTCTGTCTCTTGGGCTCTGGTGATCTGATATCCAGAACTCTTGGCCCCACCCTGAGACACAAGATCCTGAACATCGATCTCTTCGAATGTTGTGTATTCACGAAGGACAAACTTCATCTTACCTTGAGACTCGAAGCCATCAAAAAGATAAGCTGAGAAGAGAGGGTCCAAAGACGCTCTTGGTGAAGATTGATTATCGATCACATAGCCACGAACTATCGAATTCCTACCAATTAGTTCGGTGACGTCAAGATCAGCGGCAGTGAACCCAACCCACGAACAGATCATCTTCACCAACTCTGCCAACGGAACAGAGCCAGCACGGCCATTCAGCCAATGACCGAAAGTCCAGTTTGGAGAGTCTGACCAAAAATCTGAACGATACGGAAATGCAGGATAAGGACGAGCATCCCAAGCCCATGCACACATTTCCGCAGATGCGATCATACGTATGGGAGAAGTGGGAGAGTTGTCTCTCCAATAAGTGATCATTGCCTCATAATAAGAACGCTGAATTTGATCGTCTCTGTTTCCGTTAGAGAAATAAGGAACGAAGCTTTCAGACGATTTCGGATCAAAGAATACGTTCGGTTGATTTGTCCCTTTGTCAATAGTTGGAACACCGAATTCTGAGAAACGAATTCTCTTTGAACTAGCAACCCAAGAAGAAGGAGAAGCGGCCCTGACTCCCAGGGGGCGAGGATGGTGAGTGTTGGACCACCAGTTTCTCATGTCTTTTTGACGGAAAATCCAATGCTCGCTGTGAGCCAGATCTTGAATCGGAGTCCTCGTCTGAGAGGCCCGATCTGCTGAACTCGCGTAGAAATAGTCGAAGAGTTCTCCACCTTCGATCTGACCTTTCAGGTAAGACTGATCGTAGATGTATCTCGCTCTTGGGTTTCCATAAACGTCGTTCCCTACACCAAAGTCAAGATGAGACGTTCCGTCCCGCCAATCGGAGATAGGAGTATAGTTGTCTATGCCAATATGGTCACAGTCGGCATTCGACCAGATTGCATCCAAAGGAAACAAGACATCTCCAGAGGCATCCTCTGGGCGATGAGAATGATATTCGCTCCAGTCAGCAGCATACGAAAGTTCTACGTGAGTCATTCCGTAGCTGTCGAAGATTAATCGGACATCGTTGAGAATAGATACAAGAGCGGCTGTTCCAACATAGACGCCAGCATTGTTTCTCACTCTGTTGATACCAACGAGTTCTGTTCCGATGTAGAAAGTCTTGAAGCGTGTCGGGGTCACACTCACAGCAGCAGCAGCAGCACATAGATGAGCATAGAAGAAGATGAAACGACGATATCCCCAATCGCCAGCAGCACCTGAGTAGGTTATCCTAGTTCCAGTGTTAGAGAACTGAGTTCTTGTGACAGAACCCATGTAGGCATCCATCTCCGTTCCAGCAGCAGCCATCTTATCGACAGAGGGTGCAGAAACAGTAATTCTTCCTCTCCATGGGAAAATTGGCTGACCAGTCGTCACTCCGTCAGTGTTCGGAAGAGTGTTCCCAGCGACAATGTCCATCAATATAAACGGATAGAAATGAACATCAAGTCCCGCCGTGTCTATCGTGTATAGAATTGCCTCTGTCACTGACCAATCAGCAGGAGTCCCTCCAAAATTCGGATTGTCCAGAGCATCTCTAGAAACGACATCTGCGTTGTTTCTGTTCAAACCGTTGACAGTCCAAGTGTCATCGGTCGATTGTGTGAAACCATAGTCAGAGTCTATCAGTCCTTTTATCCCAGAGACATAATTGCTGCTGACAGATGGTCCGAACTCTACCTTTGGTTTCGTAGTCCCAGAGCCGAGACGTAGATCATCACCAAACCAAGAGATCACAAGATTCAAACTCGTGACATTCGGCATTTGTGACTTCAAATTCTCCATAGACCATACAAAATCAGTTTTGTCTGCACTGAGATTGGAGTTTGAAAAAGAAACTTGGTCATCTATCAAGGTTACAGTTGGAGTCGTTGCATACGCTTGCTCACCAGTTGATGGAATCAAGTTTACGCTTTGAATTAAATTCTCTAACAAATCTGCTGATAGATCATATACAGGAACATTAATCTCAGCTGTTATCATCGGAATGCGATTTCCGAATTCTGTGAGATCAAGTTCTTCAAAAACTATGTAAGCAATTCCTCTAAAAGCAGAGGCTGACTCTACACCTTCAATTTGTAAGATCTTCGGGTCAACTGTCTGTGTTTCTGATCCAGGGTAGAACCTGTAGATAATTCCACTGGTCTCCATGAGACGATTGTCTACCCATATACGCCCAAGAGAAGCACGAGGATTACCCTCGCAGAAAGCGAAAGCAACACTCACGAAATATGTGTATTCAATGTTTGAGATTGTATCGCCACCGCCTCCCTTTCCACCTACACTTTGAGTCGTGGTAGTAGAAACCTCACGAAAATTCGTGACCCATATCATGTTCCCACCAAGGCGAGAAGTTCCAAACAGTCTCTTTACAGGCTGTCCTTCTGAAGACGTGCTGAGATTGATGCTCTCAAGTCTTGGTCCCTCTTGACTGATATTTGTTGGAAACAGTTTGCTGTCAATGAAGTTACCAATCGTCGCAGCCGCCAAACTTGCTGCGAACAAGGAAAACCCTGTGAGGCTAGAGGCGGCAACTGCTGATGTGAGAAGAAGAGAGACCATTCATTTGAACCTGAATTTACCGACGAGTTTTTTATTCCACCAGTCAGTGAATTCCTCTTCTCTTACCATGTGATTCGAATAGGCGTGAATCATGACCTTGTTTCCGGTGTAGATGGCGCAATGCTTTACAGCAACGGTCGGTCGCATACGAAACATTAAAACCTCGGCTTGCTCAAGGCATGTTACCGCATCAAAGTGTTTCTTGGCAATAGCCAAGAGTGGGTCGTCAGTTCTGTGGTCTCCCCAAGAGGCTGTATAGTTCGGAGCTTCCTCTGGCTCCGACCGTTGGTAATAGGTGCGCCACACACCTCGGAGGAGGCCTAGGCAGTCGCAGCCTATACCAATCTCAGACATCTGGTGCATGTAAGGAGTCCCGAGCCATTCACGGGCTATCTCTGTTATGCGATCACTCATTGAAAATGCTTTGACCAATTTGCGATCCGTCTCTCAAAGCATACCGAGTGAGATAGTCTGACCCAGGAATGAAATTGAATCCACGGAAATTCACGATGTTCGAGAACTTCGAAGCGCAAGTTGTATCATATTTGTTGCAGCCAGCGATGACATCAAATGTGTCAGTGTTTGCAATGTTGAAAGGCGGCTGATCCCACAAGATTAACAGTCCTGGCTCGTGTCTCTTGACTTCGAACTTCAATCCGTTATTCGCCCCGCTGGTGAATTCCAGAAGTCCAAAAGTGTAATAATCTGTCACATCGTTTAAGAGTCCGGTGACAACCATCTGGCGATTATCAACCACGTTTGACACTGTTCCGGTGCTGTCGAAAGAAGTCGGGTCTGCTCCACAGCGAGAGTCACCGAAAATGGCATCGCAAGTTCTTGAGTATATCCGTCCAGTGGTCTGTTGAAGTCTCTGGCTCTGCGAACGCAATTCAGCATCGAAGGCGAGTTCGCCTCTTTTGACTTGACCAAGATTTCCTTTGCTGAGGAGGACTCTCTGCGAGACGTCTTCGAAGTTCACCCAATAGAGTTCCACTTGGGCATCATCATACCTGCCGGAAGAAAGATCGTCTTCGTTGATAGTGTCGCTACTCAAGGCACCTTCGACATTGAGGTTATCAACAGATAGACCAATGCTTGAATCTATCTTTGTTGCAGTAAATCCAGAGTCTGCCTCAAACGTAACAGAGTCGAAAGTCAGTGGAACATCATGCTCAGTGAAACCCTGGACAGTGCCATCCAATCGAGTGACTTTCCAACAGTGAGCCATCGTTACTTCACGCGTATCGAGATGAACCTGTAGAGCAGAAGAGACTAGCTTGCTCATATGCGAATCTCCATGATACTCAAGTCAGGGACCTGTCCAGAGTCGAACAGTTCCACATTCACGAGAATTTCATCTTGATCGAAACGAACTGGCACATCGAATTCGAAACCGGCAGTCACTGACAAAGTGTTCCCTGGAGCAACGAGGAACGTCACCAAGCCAGTTGTCGTGTCAATAGTGTAGTCAGTCGTTATTGTCTTCGCAACCCCATTGATCGCAACTGTCAAACTCCCAGCCACTGGTTTCTTGATTTCTCTGGTGTAAGGGCTTGAAGATGAGGAATACAGTTTCGTCAACTGAAAAACCGTTATCACACCGTTACCAGTTCCAATCTGTTGATCAGCATTGGTGATAGTAGATGTCGGTGATCCAGATTTGAAGTCTGACCAATCTTTCCAACGAAACCCATGGAGTCGACCACGACGGGCTTCAAAGAATTCAATGGCTGTGTAAAGATGATCCATATGGCGAAGGCCGAGTCCAGCATTGTATGAACGGCGAGAATTAGCCCAAAGAGAGTTGCGAAACTCAAATCCCGAACGAAGGGTCACTACGTCAGTGAGACGACGAGGACCTCCGCTTGAGCCACGACTGATGTCACTTGGAAAAAGAACTTCGTGAAAAGCCATCACATGTTCCTTCTACCAGAACTGATCATACGAGCGGCACGAGCGGCAAGCTGACTTTGACTTGCTTGAAACGATTGTGCATCGGGAGTGGTTACGTTGAAGATCACAGTCGTTCCTGTGCTACCACGACCGCCACCGGGCTCTTCTCCTCGAGGAGTGATTTCAACATGCTCACCATCTTTCAAACGAAGCGGGACAAGACGATTGTCATGCCCGTCCAACCCACCGAAGCCTGAACTCGGTCCCACTTGGAAACTACCACCCTGCGCCGCTCCTGGGATAGCCGCCTCTCCGATCCCGAATATACTGTCAACAATGCCTCCAAGGAAACCAGAGAAGGCTCCAAAGAGACCTTTCTTAGTTCCACCACCCTCGCCACCAAGTCCGGTTTCACCACCAAACAACTGTTGGAAGCCTTGAGAGACGACAAGCTGAACTATCATCTTGTTGATGTTACGGATCAGAGAGCCGAAATCTGCAGTTCCATCGACAACAAGATCAGCGATCGCAGACGACATACCATCGAAGGCAGTCGTGATGATATTCTCCATCTGCGAGGCTGCGTCGGCAGTCTGCTCGATGATTTTGAGGAACCCTCTCTCAAAACCGGCCTGCATCGTAGTCTGGCTTTCAAGGAACCTGATACGAGCAGTAAGAACGGACTGAGAGAATTGATCTTGATTTAGAGTTCCTTCTTGCAGCAGTTGATTGAGAATTTCCATTTCCATGGTATAAGTTCTCAGCGGCTCCAGAAGAGAATCGACGATCTCCAGTTTTCTTTCCATTGCATCGGAGATTTCTTCAACAGTCTTCGCAGCACCAGAGGCACCACCAGAATTGCCCTCAGCGAGAGCATCGAATTCTGCGTTGACTGTAGCAAGCCTCTGCTGAAACTGAGCAGTGACGTCTGCAATTCTGGAAGTCGCATTTTCACCGGTCTGCAGAGTTGCGACCAATTCGTTGTAGCGACGAGTTTCCGTTTCAATAGCACGAGCACGATCATCAAGCGCACCGAGAGCACTGTCATCGGTGTATTCTTTGAAAGCCTCGTTCGCACTTCTTTGGGCAGCGGCAGTCCCATCGATCTCTGAACGAGCTAGAGCGTAGGTCTCTTGCAGACGACTGATCTGTGCTGCATAGTTATCGAGAGAAAGTGTCCCAGCACTGAGTTGTTGATCAAGTCCACCAACTCCGCTTTGGAAGGCGGTCTGGGCGTCTAGCATTTGATCTGCTACGTCTTGAGCAGCAGCCAGTTCAGGAACAAATCCTGCCAAAGTTCTGAGAGCATTGATTGTCGCCATCGCAGCACCACCGAGACCACGGACACTTGATGCAGCAACATTCGCACTTCCGGAAAGCCCAAGGAGAGCACGATCTGCACTCCCAGCCGTTCCTCCAAGAACTGCAAGGATCGCTCTCAAACGTTCCGTGTCTGTTCCAGCCTCATCAGAAGATCTGGACAGTTCAATCGCTTCAAGAGCAAGATCACCGAGGACACCGCCCGTTGACGAAGCAATCTGCAACAGAGCCAAACGAAGTTGGGCTCCGGTCGTTGTCCCGTCTTCAAGACCAGCAATCAAAACTCTAAGTTGAGTGGCACTTGACACTCCGGCAGAGCCAGTTTCCTGGAGACCATCAGCAAGTCCGGACAACATTTCTGTAAGAGATTGAGTCCTCTGTTCGGTGTTAAGCAGTTGAACATCAAGCAAGGCAGATACATCGGAGATAGAAAGACCAGTGGTCTGTTCGTTCAAACTGTCAAAATTCTCACCGAGACGTGCGAAGGCATCCGTCATCACCTTGACGGTAGCTTCAACTTCTGCACTGGTTTGCGAGAAACGATTTTCATTTGCAAGACGATCGAATTGATCGTTGATTTCTTTCAGCCTTTCAACGTAAACATTTGAAGTCCCTGTGAACAGATCGACTGTCGCGTTATTCTTGGTCAACTCGGCAGTCACATCAGCAAGAGCTTCTTCTTCACGGCGAAGGGATTCCTGACGACGACTGAGACCAGCGTCGAGGTCCGATCTGTTGATATAAGAATCGTAAGCAGTAGTGGCTTTCTCAATAGCCTCAGTCGTTCCATCGATCACAGCTATTGCAGCTATCAATCGCTGACCGAGAGTTTGCGTGGCATCTGAGAAAGTAACTTGTGATATCTTGCCTTCTGTCAATTGGGTGTTCAAGATTGCAAGACCAGCTTTGTAGATGGCGGTCACTTTTGCGATATCTTCTTGAACCTTAGCCGCTCTTTCAAATTCTGGAATGAAGTTGCTTATCGCTGTAAGAGCGTCTTCGAATGTATCTATGTCTTTAACAGCAACAGCGATTGCATCGCCTGCTCCACCAGCGGAGATACCGAGACGTTCGAGAGCGGCAGACGCTTCTGCCTCTGTTCCAGTGATAACTGTCAATACGTCTTGAAGACGATTCAAAGACTCTACAGTCGATCCAGTATCTCTTGATAACTTTATCAAGTTAGTTATCAGCGAAAGTGCGCCTGGGTCATTTCCGACCGAGATATCGGAAAGTCCATCTCTGAATTCTTCGAGATTTAAGGTTCCATCTTTAAGATTTTCAAAGACTTCGTCAAGGAAAGCAGTTAGTGCTCTTGGGTCAATTCCGACCGAGATATCGGAAAGTCCATCTCTGAATTCTTCGAGATTTAAGGTTCCATCTTTAAGCTTTACTGAGGCTTCGTCAAGGAAAGCAGTTAGTGCGCTTGGGTCAATTCCGACCGAGATATCGGAAAGTCCATCTCTGAATTCTTCGAGATTTAAGGTTCCATCTTTAAGCTTTACTGAGGCTTCGTCAAGGAAAGCAGTTATAGGACTCTCTCCTATTTCCTTTTTGAGAAGTAAAGAAACAGCGAATATGTCCTTGTCGAGGCTTCGCATAGATTTTGCTGCAAGATCTGCCTGCTCAGTGATTTGAGTAAGAAGTTCGATCTCAGTAAACCCGAGAAGATCTTCCGTGACATCTTCTAGAACACCACCAACTTCTTCATAAGCTGACTTTAGACTGAAAACAGTATCCTCAACGGCTCTGTTCGCTTCTTCAATGATCTTGCTCTGCGACTTATACAGAGCGAAGATCACGAACAACGCGATGAAAGCTGCACTGAGAGGACCGCCCAAGAGAGTGATGAGACGAGTGAAAGCAGTCACCACGAGACCGAGTCCTGGGATCAGTCGGATAAGAGTTGCGCCGAAAGTCGCGGTCAACGCTGTAGCAGCAGCCGCTCTCGCTTGGGCAGCAGACAGAGCACTCGTGCTTCCCGTGAGAAGAAGTTGTGCCGCTGTCAGTTCACCAGTCACAGCACGAAGAGCTCTCTCAGTGACGATAAGTGCTCTCGACGAATTGTTCAGTGATATTCTTGCAGCGATCAATCCTGATGTTCTGCCGGTAGCGAGCGCGATACCTTGCTGGAGTTGAACGTAGTTTGCAGCTTGTGCCCTCTGTAGTTTGATAGTCTCAAGATTTGATTGAAGACCCGCAACCGTCAACTGTATGTCACGAACCTTTGCAACCGACGAAGTATTCTGAGCAGTAGCAGAGGCCAACAAAGCCGCCGATCTCAGTTGTTCTTCTCTTGCACTATTCCTAAGAATCACGCTGCCAGACTGGACAGCCATCTGGAAACGAATTTCGGAGGCAATCGCAGCGGTTATCCCTGCAATATACCTCGACGCAAAACGAACAGCGAGACTTATGCCGAACGCTGCGAGAACAGGAAGAGCGATCTGCAAAGAATTCGCTATCCCAATAATCGCATTAGCGACAGCGCCACTGGCACCGGTCGTGTCGTCGAGAGCATCCAGAACTTCCAGAAGGTTCGTCCGAAGAACGTTGAACGCTTGACTGATCGTGGGAATAGTCTCAAGGAATTTATCGTTGATTTCTCTTCGAGCGTTCCTGAAAGCATCAAGAATGGTCTTACCAGTGATGGCTCCCGTTCGACCAAGTTCTCTCAATTTACCACGAGTTAGTCCAAGTTCTTTTGCGATGATATCTGCAACAAACGGAAGTTGTTCCAGAACAGAACGAAGTTCGTCTCCACCGAGACGATCGGATGCAATACCTTGAGAAAGCTGTATCAAAGCAGCGTTTGCTTCTCTGGCACTTGCTCCTGAAAGAACAACAGCTTGGTTCAGAGACTCTGTGAACGCCAAAGTCTGTCGTTGACTGATACCAAGTTCACGAACTGACAAAGCAGTTCTTGTGTAGATTTGTGCTGTAGTTTCGAAGTCACTTCTGGTTCTTGCAGAGATAGCAAACAACTCAGCTTGGACATCGTTGAATTCACGACTGGTCGAAGTCACAAGACGAAGCCTGTTCTCAAAACCTGTAAGAGTGTCCAGCATACGGACAAGACCAGTGACAGCGACTACAGCAGCAAGACCGACAGTAACGATCGCAGTCTGAAGTCCGGTCACTCCTCTTGCGGCTCCAGTGGCACTCTCACCAATACTTTCTAATTCCCTCTTGACGACGCGAGCGCCGACAGAACGAATTACGATATTGATGATTTCAGTTGTCACTCTTTACCGCTCCAAGAGGCGAACAGAACTGATCTCTGATCTTGCTTCAATCAAAGCAATAGAAACCCAATCTTTCGGTTGTTGAGTAGAAGATCCAGTCCGCAATCTACCAAGATACGGAATGGCGTTAGTTATGAAAAGGGCACGACCAGCCTGTCCTGTGCCGAAAGCAGCCCCGACTCTCAACAGGTTGATTTGTGCAATGCCAGCGGCAATCGCAGCCCTCGCGTTGGAACGCTCTCCCCGGCCGAGATTCTTGCCAGGGAGATATGCTGGAATCACTGCACGAGTCGGATTATAGATAGAAACTCTCCAGTTGGAGCGAGCAACGCCTTTGTCAACAGGTGTCCCTTCGACCAGCCCAATGAGAGCACGCTTGGCAATCCGCTTTACGAGACCAATAGAACTGTTCTCGATTTTGCTTCCGCGCACCCGCATGTTTCTTGAAAACTGGAGAAGAGTAGCCATCTACTTGCCTTTACTCTTTGACCGATTGTGCTCCATGAAGGCTCCATCCATCTCCGCTATGTGATAGTGCATCGCCTCTGTTTGATCCTCGTCCAGTTCTAGGGCAACACAGTAATCATGAACAATCTTCCAGGGAATAGGACCGAGTCCCATGCCGATCTGTCGACTGCTTGAAATGTCCATGAACCCATAATAGTAGAGTTCAAGACCTGATCCTATCTCTGGGGCGAAAGCTATTTCGTCAGGGATTTCTCGATCTTCCCTTAGTGCTTCTGCCATGATCTTGATTTCGATGCTCCCTCTCTTCAGAGCATGAATCAAGACCTCTACGAGTTTTTTGCTTCCTCCTCCAACTCTTCCTTCCGGAAGATCGAGATCTGTTCGGCTTCTTTCTGAAGCATGAAGAAAATGTCCGGAAGACGACGGAACGTCATCATCAGGTTGTCGTAGGAGAAGTCGCCGGTCTCTCCAGTTGGCATGTGGATGCCGCGCTTCCAGATCGTTTCGCCAGTGACTTCGTTGACACCGTCAGAGACGTTCCAGTCGAGGATCACAGCGTTGGCATAGATGTCGAACAGCAATTCTTTCGAACGCTCCTCAGGCATCACACCGGCTTGGATCGCCCGACGGAACGGCTTCGACTTCTGCTCGGCATATTTCATATATTTCTTGTTCGCGCCACCTGCACGACCAAGGAGAACACGGAAATCACCGTAATCGACCCAGACACCAGTTTTCTCCAGGTGAGGGTCGGTTTCGAATTGTGAATACATCGACATATGGTCACTCCTTTGTTGTCTATTACTCGGCGGCATCCGGCAGATAGCCAAACCAAGTCCACATCAGGGTGTGAGTGTATCCACTGAAGATTGCACTCGCATCCGCTGCCTCCATGTTGAGCGGGATTTTGATCGCCTCATTGGGCGAAACGTTCAAACGTCCGTCGCCCAAGGAGATGAGCGGGATATCAATGACGATCCCGCCGTTGTCTTTCACCATCGCCATATCCACTGTAATGTCCGAGTTGTTGCGGACAGAAGATATGGCGCTCACATTGTTGAAGTAGGCCGTTATCGATCCGCCGACCTGGAAGATACCAGCCGTAAGATCGAAAGCCCCGAGCGTCCCGACCGCCTTGTTGGGCGAAACGTTGTTGTTGATATTGATCGTCGCTTCAGTGATGAAAGCAGCGAGAGAAGCCGGTGCCTCGTTGATACCGGAAACCAGAGCGATCTTGATGCGACTGAAATCCGACGAGGTGTTGAACACGTCAGTCAGCATCGGCGTCGTGACAGACGACTGGAGGGGGCCAGCAGTCGAGTCGCGGAGTTCTTCATCAGTGCCGACGAAGCCGAGATCGACGTTCACGAGATTCGCAGTCGGGACATTCAAGGTGAATTCGTTGCCGACTGAACCTTTGATGATCTGCGTCTGAATGCTGCTGAGTGCCGCGTCATCGGGAGCGCCGAGCAGACGTTCCAGGTGATAGGTGCGACGAACGATATTGGAACCGACACGGTTGCGAAGGACATCGCCGTAGAAGATCTGGATAGTCTCCGTAGTAGAAGCTTCGGTGACCATCGCCAGAGTGGATTTGTCCAGCGTCAGGCGAGTTGCTGCGATAGTGCGAACACGTTTGAACCCATTGTTCGCAGCCGTCGTGAAGCGATTGCCAACCGCATCTCCACCAACGAAAATCCACTGACCAGCAACCAGACCAAGAGTGGTGAAGTCCAAAGATGTCGAGGTCAGCGCGACGAGATCGCCTGCCGCATCCACATCGATGTCACCAGCGGCACCTTGAGAGCCGACGACCTGAATATAGGCACCGGCCGGAGGAGCAGCTTCCGCGACGAGAAGGCCAGTCGCAACCTCGACCGCAGTCGATGAAGTGACCACTGTCACGACATTGAGAGCGTTGTTCGCGGCGTTGGTGAACTTAAATCCACGAATGAGGCTGCCGACCACGAAGCCTGTCGTGCTGGCGACTTCATACTCGTCAGGGTTCGCCCCATCAATGTCAACAGCCGTGACGACTTCGCGACCTTTGCGTTCCCAACTGGCGAACATGAACCCCTGAAGGATATCCTCCAGGTTCCAGAGGGAAAGGTTGTGATTGAACTGCGCCGTCGCGTCCAGATCGGTTGTCACACCTTTCTTGCGCGAACGAGTGTTCGTGATTGGCGTCGGGGAGACGTTTGTGATTTCGCTGCCGAAATCACCATAACCATTCGGCTCCAGAGCAATCCAAACAGGCACGCTCAACGTTGCGAGGGCTGATTCCTCGGCGTAAGCAAGGCCCGTGGAGTTGGAGTCAATCTTTGCGACTTGCACCATTTAAGGCTCTCCATCATTTGAGTTCATCGTATAGGAATTCAACAAGGACATTCATTTGAAAGAACCTGCCATCCCGACCGACTTCATTCAACCTCACGTTCCTGAACCACACTCCCCCTGGAGTTGTAGAACCCTCGTAGGCGTCGACCACAACCTTAGCCAAATTATAGGCTTCTTGCAAGCCTTTTCCTGCCGGGGTAAATATCTGAACAACGAGCAATCCCTCTCTTGCAAAACGGCTTGTTCCAGTCGCCGTTCCGAGGGTCGTCTGCTGCCCCGAAGCATGACGGAGCGTAGTTGTCGACCACGGATTCTCGCTAGAGTCCCGTTGTTGACGAACATCTTCGTAGTAGGTTGGAAAGCCGGTCGTATCCCACGCGGCCTTGAAAAGGTCCATGATCTGATCGACAGCATCTGAGAATGTGACGCTCATCTACGGACTCCAAGAAATCCGAGTAGAGTCGTGCTCCCGGGCTTGAGAATTTGAGAGGCGAAGATTCCCCATCTTTCTGATTGATCCAAAACTTCTGAGAACTGTCGAAGATCGATTTCTCCAGCAGAAACGATTATGATCTGTTCGCTTACGGCGATCATTGATTCCATCTCTGTGCCAAGACCGAGAGCGCTCAAACCAAATTGGCGAACGGAAATCGGTGGGACAAAGACTCCAAAGACATTAGATCCAGGTTCAGTGGGACTGCTCGGCGGGCCTCTCCAAGGACGAGCGGCGTTTGCAGCTGTCTCATCAAAGCGAATCAATCTGATCGATCTTCCTCTTTTGTTAATCATCCGAATGGCAGTCGCTGCAAGTCCATTGTAGAAATCAGTCACGAATGACTCCTCCTCTTCCACCATTCACCAAGAAGGGATATAGAAGACGATCAGCAGCAGGAAACCTCGAGATTGTCATATTCGAGGCATACTGATATTCTTCTTCAATAGGACCAACCTTCTCACGACGAGAAGTCACAGGTCCACCAAAATCATCAGAAGTAGGATCTCTGAGCAAGACGCCGTTCAAGACACGAACGGCATACTCAGAAGTCGCTTGCTTGATTCTCTCAGGAATTCCAGCGATGGTATTTCCACGATCATCGTAGACGTATTGTCTAGGCCAAGACAATGGCTGAATCCCACCATCAAGACCTCCAATAAAAGGCGAAATTGTGATGTTCGGAGCGGCCTCGGAGAGCACCGTATAGGCACCGCTTGCGCCGGGGGCCAGTGCTACCAGTGCCACCACGCCCGCCGCCGCTGTGGCCGTGCTGTGGCGGCTTGCTACCGTTGCCGTGCCATAGGTAACACCCGCCGCCGCTGGCAAAGCCATCACGGCATCGGCGAAGTTGCTCGCAGTCAAGGTTATCGTCAAACCAATGAGAACTTCGTTCGGTGCTCCAGAGAGAGAAGTCACAAACGTGTAGATCATGTCGCCCAAAGTGAGAGTGTCATTGTTGGCAGGGAGCCCAACGAAGGAAACAGAACCCTCTGCAAAGGTGGCCGAGAAAGAGGACAGAGGGAGACCTTTGAACTTATGACTGAACCTCTTCTCCAGATAATCTGTTGCTGCGATGATTGCAGCTTCCTGAACTGAGACAGTAGAAGTTGACCACAGGTTCTCTGTAACACGATTTCGCAAAGTGAGGTAGTTGGTCACAAAAGAAACCGGAACGTAGCCGTTCGCCCCGTAGACGCCGATACCCGTTTCTACGATGAGCGTCATTTTCTACGGCCCCAGCTTCTTCTTGCGATTTTCCCTCGCGATGAAAAGCGAAGCTTGAAGTTTCGCTTTCACCTTGGGCGGCGAATTCTTCAGGCTAGCGAATCTTGGTTTCGGAGGTGAGGCCATCACAGCCTCACTTCAACAAAGCACGAGCGGGACGCTTGCCGCCGCGTTTCGTTTTCCGCACCATAGCCTGATCCAGCTGAGAGCGAGGGTTGATGTCTTTCAACGAACCAAACTGAGACATCACAGCCTTCTGTTTCGCCGAACGTTCAGCCCGTTGTTCGTTCTGCGAATCGATGTATGAACGTATCGCCTCGGCGTTGGTTTGCATCGGCAATTCGGTCTTGATTCGTGACTGAACGAACATCAGCGACATCTTGAGCCGATTACGAAGATCGCTCAGATGTTCGACGTTGCGAGTGACTTCGGTCTGCTGCTGTATAATCAGTGATTCGATCTCCTCGAGGTCTTCCTTGGGCACACCACGAAGGAACATCGCGAACTCCTTCTCAGGAAGCGGTTCGTCGAAATCAGCAAGGGTCCCGGCCGACGAGGTGTCAATGTCGAGATCGATCTCGTCGTTCACTTTTTGATCGGTTTCTTTTTCGTCATCGGCTTTTTCGGCATTTCCACCCTCCATGAGTTTCTTGCGGTTGAAAGAAGGATCGGCCTCGAAGATTTCCTGACGACTCAGGACTTCGATACCAGTCTTCTCCTTGAGGTAGTCGACCAGCGGATCACCATTCTGGGTCCACTGATCGTCGTCCAAGGCATCCATTCCGGCAAGGGCCTCGACAATTTTCGCTTTCGACATGGTCAGTTCTCCTTAGTCGTCGCTGAGCACAGTGTAGCACAGGAGAAGTTCGCCGGTGACTGTAAGCACGACAGTCGCGGCATCTGCGATATCAGCGGCATCGATGAGGACGTTGAGGTTGATTTCCAGCGATCCATCGGTATTGTCGAAGATCGCTTGCGTTGCGTTGACCGCCCTCACAACCGGCGCAATTTCTGCGGCGGCTGGACCGATGGCTGCAGAAGCGATGATATCGACTTCTATGCCGGTGAGAGTTCCGTTGGCATCAGGTCCCGTGCCGATACCGAAATCTCCGTTCCAGGCGTCGACAAGATTGGCATCGCTACCAGTTCCACTGAAATTGATATTGGTGACTGCGCCCAAGAACAGAATGTTGCCTTCGGGGAAATCACCGATGACAAGGGTCCCGAAACCGACACCAGCACCCGCCGCCAAGACGCTGACAGTGCCAGAAATACGAATTCGTTCTTTGACGAGCTCCTGTTTGCGTTTGTCACCGCGAGACAAAGATCGAGGAAGTCCTTTACCCATGACGTTCTCCTTTCAGAACTGAGGGTGACGCGAGGGCGACCGCTACCGGAAGCCGCCCCCGCTACAGATCACGCCTCGCGGGTGACCAGCCGCGCGAACTTGATCTGCTTCCTTTCCGTGTAGACACGGTTCCAGGAAGCTGCCTCGTCCAGATCGTCACCAGCCGTGCCGGTGTTCGCTGGACCACCATTGGGAGCCGTGCCAATCCACGCATGGCCGACGGGATGGATGCACCATTCCGCACGGTTGTAGAGGATTTCTTGTCCGCTGCCATTGCCCGCCCCAGGACGGCGATCGACTTCCGTGGGAACCGGCGGAGAGCCGATACCCAGACGAGTCGCACCACCACCGAACATCCACGATTGATAGACGTTGGATGCGAACGGCATACCGTCGTCAATCACGACCTCGCGACCCAGGAACGTGGGAATGTTCACAGCACCAGTCGAGTCCGGAATGAAGTCGATCAGGTTGTTCTTCTGCATACGGCTGTAGACGACCGAATGAACCATCACGGCTGTGAGATCTTCCATGCTGTCGCCCATCGTCAAGGCAGCATCGAGGAACGCCTCGGCCGAGAAATCTGTGACGCCCGCCACATAAGAAGCGCCAGAGACATTGTTCGTGTAATCGCCGGAGTCGTTTGCCGTGTTGTCTGCGATCACACCTTTCCACGTCGACACGAAAGCGGTTTGCAGTCGGCGGGTCCAGTAATAGGCGACACGATCGGCGATCGCAGCCATCGGATCGGAGCCGGCCAGAGTCGCAGCGAGCGACATGGTCGACCAGGACTGGTTCCGCTCGAGACGAACGCCGACTTCGGTAATACTGCCAATCTTCTGCGGATTTGGAGGGCGTTCCGGCGAAGTGCCAGAGCCAGCCGCGTTCGCTGCGGAGTCTGCGGTGTCGAACACCGACGAGGAGTCGTTGGAAACCCGGTCGATATCATTGTCCAGATCGCGCCAGGACGGAAGGTTGAAGGTAAGACCACCACCAGCCAGAAGACCGTCGATCGCGGGATCGCGAACGGCCATGCCTGATTGAATGATGCGAGATTTCTCTTCCGTGAGTTGCTGGACGTAGCCAGTGAAAATCTGCGGAACGACTACGTCGCTCACGCGAGTTGCGGGGCCTGCTGCCATGTGATTCTCCTTTCGAGCATTGGCGTTTTGGGAAAACCGACAACGAGCCCCTGCTCAGTCGGAGGAAACCGATCCCCTGATCGGGTTGATGCTTGCACCATAACTCAATTCAGACTCCGGTGCAAGCGTAATTTTCAGGCTTTCGGCCGAGGACCGCCCAAGGAAGTCCCCGCGGCTTTGGCAAGGCGACCAGCGAGGTCGGCGCTGTCCTTGAAGACCTTGCCTTGCTCGGTGAGATTCCAGCTTTTCGCCGACCAAGGATTCGCTCCATTGAAACCGGTCCCACCGTTTCCGCCACGAGCGCCACCGCCTTCACTTTCGGGCCACCAGTGAGGGCGAAGCTTCTGCATGTCGCGAAGCCAGCCATCAATACCGAGACCAGGAGTGATACCTTCAATTCCTGACTTGGTGATCCACCTGCCTTCTTCGTTCTGCTCCAGCATCACTGAGGCAGCACCTTCGATGTCCGGAACCGCCGTCGCGTGAGACTTCACCTTGGTTGCCTCGGCGCGAACAGAGTCGTTGCGATCGCGAGTGATGATCGAGTTCTTCAGACCGGCGTTCTCCTGTGTAAGAGCATCACGCTCTTCACCGATCGTTTTGATCTGACGATCGAGAGGACCTGTCTTCTGTGCCAAACGGCCATCAACGATCTTGTTGATCGCATCGTCGTCCAGCTTGCCACCAGCAGCGGCTTCCAGTTCGCGGATGCGATCTAGCTGAGTGAGAGTTTCCTCAGCATTGAGTTCACCCCACGGTTTCAGCCGATCTTTCGTGAGCCTGTGATCGTTGCGTTCCTTGCGAAGCGCCTCGGACACAGAGTCCACATCTTTCTGGGTCTTCATCCCGGTGACACCTGTCACCGAAATCGAGCCATCATCGTTCCTCGTAAAGAGTTCGGCGAAGATAGTCTCGTTGCGGAACGCTTCCGGCAGAGCGTCCTCGTTGTCATATTTCAATTCGATCGGCATCGATCATTCCTTTCAGCATCACGCTAGTTGTTTTGATTCTCTTGAGACGGGTTTCCAGTCTTGTTCTTTTGGTCACCATTGCGATCACCAGAAGGGTCACGTTTCAAGACTGTCTTCTCCTCCTTTTCAATAGCACTCAATTCCTCTTCGAAGGTCAACTTCGTGAGTCCACGATCGAATGCTATCTGGTGGAGGCTGCGAGCGGAAATCGGGAAGCCGAGATTCCGGGCAGTCTGCTGTTCGACCATCGTCTGGCCGGTCAGTTCTGTATTGCCAAACTCTTTGTTGGGCTCGATAGAAACCTCTGCTGGATTCAAGCCCATCCATTCGGCGCAAATCTTGAGCGCAGTTTCAAGACCTTTCGCTCCGGTGTCAGCGACCTGATTGAGATCGGCTGTTCGAGCGGCGATACGAATACCGAGGCTCTTGCCACTTTCACGTTCGCGACTGGTGCTATCAAGTGATTGAGCGCCCATGGAGCCAGCGTGTCCACGATCGTCTTTCAATGCTTCTCGCTGTTCCGAAAGACCATTGGCTGTGACTCCAATGAACTTGGCATCACCCTGAGGATTGCTGATATCGATTCTTGCACCGGCACCAGTCCGAAGACTCTCGTCCTCTTCTTGTGTTCCACCGATCACGACCAGCGTCTCTTGACCTTGCATGAACAGGTTCTGGCGATAGTCTGCCTCACCACGATAGATCGTCATGCAGAGTTCGCCGAGGTCCAGCAGAGGCGGCTCATCGGGATCAGACACAAGATCACACGAGTTGATGATAACGAAAGGAATCTTTTCCAGGGTCTTTCCGAGAAGAGACGGAGCCCTCAACTGATCTGGGTTGAACTCGATATCTTTGGTAAGAAAAACACCGACTTTATAGGCGGCAGCAGATTCGTTCTGATTGATGTTGCCGATGACCAGAACACGATACTTCTCATCGATCTCCCACGTGAACGAGGTCAGCCCACGCTCGTATTCGGATTCGTCAAGAACAACGAGATTCATCACCTGCGGAACAAGTCCCTCAACTGTTCCATCATCCCAATTGATGATACGCTCTGTCGTATAGGTGGCGATGTAAGGAATGTTCCCACCGGAAGTCGGCAGATCGGCAAGAAGACCGATACGACCAGAAATCAACTGTTCAGTGTTGATACGGCGTAGCAACTGAGGAAGATCTTCTCCTTTTGACGAACGAATTCCATCCATACCTTTCGGCAGAATGATCTTCGCTGGCTGGGAGTGGAGCATCCCGACAGCTGTCTGGACAGCCTCACGGACGAAGTTCGGGAAACGAGCCCTCCGCAGATAAGAATCGTAAGCCTTGTATCCCACCTGTTCCGTGTTCGTCATTCCATCGGCAATTTGCCCACTCGTCGCCGGAAGATAAGCCGTTCGCTTCGACTTGACTTGACGCTGACCACGATAAGCATCGCTCATCAGAATCCAGTCTTCAAGCATTGCGACATATTGAGGGTGCTTCGAAGAAATGTCCCGCGACATACGAGTCTCCATGGAATCGACGCAGTAGATTTTCCGCGTTTGAAATGCAGCGTAGCTCCATCCGAGGTATCTGGCAAGGACTTTTATTCTCGTTGTTGCGGAGGAATTTACTTCGTCGATTCCTATCGATTCCTATTTAATTCATTCCAGTCGTGGTCCCCTGACCGATCTTCATTCCAACGAAACGGACACGATATCTCGTTTCATCGGCAATGTGATCTTCTGTCCTCGTATCAACGTCATCAGGATCGTCTTCATCCCTCGGAAGAACAGGAACAGTTCGTATCCATTGCTCACAGTTGTCAAAGATGTAGAGTCCAGCTTTCTCTCTTGGGCCGTAGATTGGCTTCTCTTCTGCATTCAAGCCCAAGATGGTGGGATGAGCGTTCTTGATCATCTGGCGCATCTGCACCCAACCTGTGTGACGCGATCCCGGGCGCTTGTCAGCTTCGCCCCAATAGATTCCCTTGTAACGAATTCCATCTTCGAGTCGAACCTTGGTCTTCATATCAACGGCAATGCAGTTCCCATTCTCGGCAGCGAAAATCTGCGAGTCTGCAACTCCACCTTTCACACGGCAATATGATCCATCACCAGCAATGCGATATCCCCACTTGATCTCCCTCTCGACCATCCCACGAGCGATGTCGGTCGCCAGCATCTGCTTCCCTTCGTTGGGCTTCCCTGTCCATCCATACCATTCACGGATACGAAACAGATCGCCACGAACTGTGGATCGCCACTGACCATTCTTCAACTGCACATCTTCGCCATTGCTTCTCGCCCACCAGCCAACAGAAAACGGACGTGAGGAACCCCAGTCGAAACTCCGATCGATGGTCCATCGATCCGGGATAACGAACGGACGAAGGACATTGAAAGCCGGGTCCCAAACATCGTCGAACATTCCACCAGCGACAATGTCCCACGATCCCTCAAGCCATGCTTTTCGCTCAGCATCGTTGCGAGCCGCCGCTGCGATCTTGTTCACATAGTCAGGATCCTCTTTGAGAAGAACCAGGTTCTCTTCCAGACGGGAGAAGATCGACAAACGAGGCGGCTCAGGAATACCGCGTTCGTCCTTCAACTCCCTACGAACTTTCATGTTCATTGTAGAAGGCAGAAATCTCATTTTGACCCAGTTGTGACCGGGACCATACGGATTCGTCGTCGCACGAACCATCCGTGGCATACCAGGAGTCGAACTCCGGCAGCACGAGAACATTCTCTTGTATCCAGTGTCGTCAGGCCAGTTACAAAGTTCTTCCCAACCGATCCATGGATACTCGTGACCGTGATAGTTCCAATAGTCGTCGTCCCGCTTGAACTGACGAAGCAGAAGTTCTTCGCCAGAGGGCCAGACCCACTTATGTTCACTCCCGTTGAATCTTGCTCCAGGCCAAATCTGCGGAAACCACTTCTTTGTCTTGGTAATCACATCTGAAAGCTGTTTGTAGGTCTGCCGGAACAAGACGCCCTTCCAACCGGCTCCAAATCCCTTGCCAACGTGCATCCCGAACGACATCAGAAGGGAATCTGTCTTGCCACCGCCTCGTGATCCCTGGAAGAGGACCTCAAAGATCGGAGTAGAAGAAAGGAACGCCTCTTGCGACCCCTTCTGTGGCTTCCAGATCACATTATCAGGATATTGATCTAAAGCCATGTGCTATTGATCTTTCATCGTATTCTGAATCGCGACTTGGAGCAGCCAAAGAGTGTCTTTTCGTTGCATGGAAGACGTCTTCAGCACGAAATCACCATGTCGATCGAAGCCGACGACTACGATGTCGGTCATACCAAGAGTCTTCGACGTTTCGAGAGTGGACTCTACAGTTCTAAATCCTGGTCCTGGAAACTGTGTCTTTATGACTTCTGTTGGAGGCATGGTTATTGATCTCTTTGTAGAGGAATATACTGCGTCGATTCCTTTCAGATTCACCTTTACTTTCATTTGAGCCTTCTTGCAAGTATGAATTTTCTCGTTATTCAAGGAGGAATCTACTTGAGTCGATTCCAACATAGCCCAAAGGAAACGACCATAACCTCGAAAACGCCCTGAGGTAAATTCGCGCTCAGCACTTCACCAGCTTTCAACAGCATCGCTTTTCTGACCACTCCAGTAACCTGCTCGCTCGACAGACGAAGATATCTCACTCCGTCGTCCATCAACTCTGGTCCGTTGTTCGTCCTATTCGGCATCTTGAAAGAGATCCACGCGAGCCGACATGCTTTCAGTTCTGATTCGGTGATCATAGTATTGCTCCGGGCGCGGGCCATTGAACTCGTAAAATTGATAAGGCTAGTTTACCATCAATACGTTTCGAGAGCAATGGGTGAGTTTCCTGGTCCTCTTGGGCTCGTCAGTTGTCTTTTGCACCCTATTGGGAGTCCATCTCCTCGATTTCATCCTCGATTTCATCCTCGATTTCATCCTCGATTTCATCCTCGATTTCATCCTCGATTTCATCCTCGATTTCATCCTCGATTTCATCCTCGATTCTTATTCTAGTGTTTGTGATTGCACTATTTTGATTTGGAGGTGGGCGAGAGCGATGGGCACGGGACCACCTTGGGGTAACATTCTACCACCGGCCGCGCCTAGGGTGGGGTTAAGGCATGGCAAGGGCCACCCTATGGGGTGGCAAGGGCCACCCTATGGGGTGGCCTATAACCTATGGCCTATGGCCTACGGCCTATGGCCTGTAGTCTGTGGCCTGTGGCAACAACAGCGCCAGAGCCAGCAAAGCGCTGTTTAGGGCCGCAGTGACTGCGGCCGCTTGCTCTTGCGCGCGCTGTAAAGCAATGGCTTGCGCATACAGTGTACCATTTATGGCCCTTGCTTGTGCCGCTGGGACCAAGCCCGGCGCAAGCTCAGCGCGCATTTTTACCACGCCATGCAAGGCATGGCAAAGGGCCGGCCCTTGCCAGTTAAGGGCGGCTGCGGCTGTGGCCACGTGGGCAAAAATGGTTGGTAGCGTGG